GTACTTGTTGTGCTGCTGCTTGTATTATTTGAGGATCTCTAATTATTATACCAGCATACATAAGTATTCTTAATATTATTTCAGTTTGCTCGCTTTCATGCAACTCAAAATCTTGAGATCCAACAGGTGGAGTAGTAGAACTATAAGTTCTAGTATCATATATATATTGACCTAAATCGCCTACAGTAAAACCCCAAACAACATCTTTAGGTTTTCTAACATACTCAACTTGAACATTATTAGTAATTGAAGTTGGTCTTAAATAAAGTTTTTTATTCTCATACAAATAAGTTGGAAATGTTTCAGTGGCTTTTGTTAGTTTAGATTTTTCAGAAGTATAAAAATCATTACGCTGTAATCTTTGTACAAGTACTTCATCTTTATAAGTTACTTCGCCTAACCTATAAAAATTTACAGAAATACCATAAGCGTCTACTGTTGGTAAATCAAAATATTTTTGACTAGTAGTTGCACTATTATTGTAGTTTGCGTTGGCATATGTTTTAAATATAGCTACCTTTTCATCTGTATTTTCAAGTCTATCAGAATAATTAAAATCAGTTTGTTGGATCCTAGCCTGTTGATTAAGATCCTCAAAATATTTTTCAAATATTTCTAATTGAACTTGTGTACCTATTTTATTAAATTCAGATGGAGTCATATACCCTCTTTGCTCTTTATTTAAAATAGATAACACAGTTTGATATACTGTATTTACGTTTACTGCCATTTTATTTTTTTATTATATAATAGTAGGCCATTAAATAATGACCTAACTACTATATATATTACATGTTATGCAAGTTTTTTCTCTATTGTTTTATAGAGTTCTACACCTTCATCGGTTTTAAAATATGCCGCCATTGCTGAATAAGGATTCTCGTCAAATGGAACATTCATAATTTTTCTACCGTTATTAGGCATTGTAAAAGATCTTTGGTCTTGAGATAAATTTATTATACCCATTTCAACAGCGTTAATTGCTGTGTTTCTAAGTAATACATTTTCATCATTTACTAGTTCTATAAATAAATCTGGATTATTTTTTGCATATATCAACAGATCTCTTCTTATTTCTTTAGAACTCATTTTTGAAACTTTAGAACCAATATCAACTCTTAAAATAGCTTCTGCTAAAGTTATATCTATGTCTTTAGCCATGTTTAAAGCTTCAATAGTTTGGTTCATTAATTCTAATTCATCAATCGCTTCTTCTTCAGCATTAAACTCTGTATACTTTAAATTACGCTGTGGATGATATAATGAAAGTAACTTTTGTAAATTTTGTTGTTGTTTACCAACTGTCAATACACCATTTCTAAAAATTATATGACCCAATGTTGCTTCACCTTTTTGTTCATCTACAAATGGAGAAGGTTGGTTGGTGGCATATCTTAATTCTCTTTGTTGGTTAGTCAAGTCATCAAAAAATAATAAAGGATATTTTGCAGTATGTCTTGATGCGATAGTATAAGTAAGTGGGTTATGTTGACCTTTTAATAGATATGTTCTGTCTTTAATTTCCCAAGTATCTTTTTTTACTACTGGTTTAGTAGTTTTGTTTTTCTTTGTTTTTTCCATGATAAAATATAATTTAATAAAAAATGAGGATTAAGGGCGGCATAAACCGCCCTGTCCTCTAACATATTATGAAGATGTAAACAATACGAAGTTGTTAGCACCTTGCACACACAAACATCTTTCAGATAAGAAATGTACTACCATAGAGTCTACATCAGTAGTGAAAGCACCACCAGCAGAACCAGTAATCCAAGACTTCATTCTTCTGTCTTCAGTTTGTGAAGCTCTATATCTAACGTGTAGGAAAGGTCTACGGATGTTAGATCCTAGAATTTGATCATATACAGTTGAAGTACCTGCAGGAATTAAAACTCCATCAATACCAGAAACAGCAACAGCACCTCTTGTTGAAGCGTCATTTAAATATTTCCAGTCAGTTTTATAGAAATCATAAGAACCTCTTCTAAATCCTGAGAAACCAAGATTTAAAGCCATTTCTTCTGAATTTTCAAATAAACCGTATGCAGTTCCACCTTGTTGACCTGCTGAGATATTTGACAACATATCATCGATATCTAAAGAAGTGCTTCTATTTAAGAACAACATATTTTCTTCAATAGCTCCTTGAGTATCAAGATTTTTTAGAATACTATCAAACTCTCCTAAACCAGCTGCAGCACTAAAATTGTTTAGTACATTACCTCTTGATTCAACAGCAGCAAACAATCCTTCTGTACCATTGATTTTATCAGCTAATCCAGCAACTCCAGAACCTGCAGCAGCTTTTTCACCTTCTACCATAGCCATTTCCAAGTAATCTTCAAAACGCAGTCTTGTTTCAGACTCAGCTTTAAGATACCATAAATAACCTGATGTTCCATCTTCAGTTGCAACCTCTATCCAACCAATTTGAGCCATATCAGAACCATTAATTTCGTAACGATCTTTAATGATAATTGGTGAATTGCTAAATTGAGTTAGTATAGGAGAGATGCTTTTGATATCTGAATCACCAGTTCCTTTTCTGTATTCTGAACCATAAACAAATATTTTTAGTCCAGCAAGAACATTACCAGCACTACCAAAAGTTGTAGATAGGTTTGCTCCTGTATATGTAGCAACAGTAATAGTAGCTGTAGCTGAACCAGCTGCATTAGATCCTGCACTTGCGGTTACTAAAGCTTTTACTTCTAGTCCTGTAGAAGGTTGCATTACTACAATAGTATCATTTACTGAAATAGTATTATCAACATAATTAGGACCAAGAGTTGCATTTAGTGTAAAAGTAAGATCTGTATTATTAGCAGCTTTACTTACATCATTGTATGCTACATGTAATCTATTTTGTTCTGACCAAATAACTTGATCTGAAGTCATAGGCATTTCTGCTCCTACCATACGTAAGAAACCAGAAAGAGTTCTATTACCATATCTTTCTACTTCTTGCTCATAGATTTCAGGTAAATATTGTTGTGCAAAATCAGCAAAATCAGCGCCTGCAGAATCTGTAAATTGCAGGTAATTTGTTGATAGCACTTGTTGCTTTGCACTTGGTTTAATTGAACCAAATTGTGGGCTTACATTTGCCATTTTTTAAATAATTTTAATTGTTAAATTTTCTACTTTTGATTTTTAATTTAGAAGAATCTAACCCACTTATTGCTCTTACTTTCAACCCATTAACAAACACATCACCAGTAGCAGTTGCTCTTGGTTCTGTTGTTATGTTTTTAGATTTTGCAATTTGTTCTTTTATAGCATCAGTTTTACCTTGCTCATAAAAGTGATTTGCAATAGTATCGGCATTGCGAGCTGCATAAATAGCTTTGTGGTAACCAGCCGCGTCTTTCATATTACCCTTTTCATCTAAGAACGTCCCGACAAATTGTGATAAATCTTGCTGTGCTTGTGCCACGTTGTTAGGGTCTTTAACACCATATCTAAATTTTTTATCTCCTAATTTAAAATCAAAACCTTTGAATTCATTTTTAAAATAATTATTAGTAGTGTTTATAAAACCATCACGAACTAATTGCTTAGTTTCCTCTTCTTGTTTATATCGGTTAAAAAAGTCTAAAGCTTTTTGTTGCTCACTATTTACAGAGGGCTTCAACTTGATTTCCTCATAGTATTTTTGTTTAGTTTGCTCTAAAAAGTTTTTAGCTTTTGCAACTTCTTCTTTATATGCAATTTTCTTTTTTCTTACTTCTGTTTTATCGTCTAGTTCTTCATCTATCTCAAAATCACTTAACATAAGTGAAATATCATCTTGATCTAAATGAGGTTTACTTTGACGATAATATTCTCTAATTAAAGTATTATTATCTACGTTACTATAATCTGCATTTAATCTTGCATAGTCATCTAGTGTACCACCAGTTTCTTTCATAAAAGCTATAAGCTTTTCTACTCCATCTGGTAATTCTTGTGTTTTTGTTTCCGTTAATACTTTTTCTGGTTGTGGTTCAGAACTAGCAGATTCATTTACTGCATTTACTTTAACCTCGTCAACTTTATCTTCTTCATCTTCAACAAGTTGGATAGGTGATTCTACCTTTTCAACATTGTCATTATTTTCTCCGGAAGATTCTTCATTTGACTCTTGCTGGTTTTGCTCTTGAACTCCTCCGCTAACTTTGGGTTCGTCGCGTACAGAAACCTCATCTGTGCTTTGCTCTTGAATGGCATCTTCTTCTTTTTTTGTTAAATCAACTTTAATTACTTCATTGACTTTGTTAAATTTTTTTGGTACCTTTTTTTTTATTTTAAAAGTACCTTCTTGTTTTACTTCTTCTGACATAATAAAATATAATTATATAATTAAAAATTACCTTGGGGCAAATTGTTCTAATCCAAATCCATCTAAATTATCAAAACCTGCCGATTCAAAGTTTTTTGGTAAGGTATCATTTTTTCTCTGTTCTATAAGTTGAGATTCTTGAGTACCTTGTAGTTTAATTCGATTGTCTTTTCTATCTTCTATTTCTTTTTCTTTAATAGTTTGAGCATTAGCTTGTGCTTTTGCTAACTGTATATTGTACTCAAACTCTTGAGCCATAAGCTGCCTTTTAATTTCAGCTTCTTGCTCCATCCTTTGTATTTCAAAATCCGATTTAGCTTTTTCTAACTGAACTTTAGTTTCAGCTAGCGCTTGTTGTTTTTGTACTTCAGCTAAAGCAGCTGCTTCACTTGCTTTTGCATTTGCTTGAGCTTGTGCTTCTATATTTTCTTTAGCAATTTTTTGATCTCTTTCAGCTTTTTGTTTTCTTTTAAGTTTTAAAAGCTGATTAGCTAATTTAATATTTTTAATTTCTCTTACATCTATTGCATCTTCTAAATCTATACCACCTGCCTGCAGTGCAACTTGTATGTTTTGTTCTAGTTTACTTTTTTCTTCAGCATCTGGTTCTAACTCTAAAAATATTCCAAAATCATGTAAACCAATTTTTTCTATTTCTTCTAAAGTTTTGACATTAAAATTACTAATACTATTTAACAAAGCTTCTTTTGTTAATGGAAATTGTAATGCATCATTAACTCTTAGACTTATATTTTCTGCTGTCCTTATTGTTATGTACATCAAGGATTTTAAAACATGTCTTGTTGCTGTATTAGAATTTGCCGCGGCTAGTTTTTGCAAACCTACTAAAGCATTTTTATCAGGAGAACTTCCATCTACAGCTTCATTTAATCCAGTTGTATCTCTAATCATTTGTAAATAATATTGATACGTTTGAATTAAAGCTTGAATTTTATTTAAACCACTAGATGATTGTAGTTCTTGAATAGGTACTTTACCTCTATTTAGTTCCCCATCCTGGGTTAAAGATCTACCAACAATACTTCCAGTTTGAAAGTACATATTAAGTGCTTCTGCTGGATTATAACTTGTGCCATTACCTAAATCAACTTCTGCAAGCCCATCCATATCAAGATAAACACCATCAGGTACAACTCTAGCTAAAACCTGTTGTAGTTTTAAATGAGTTAACTGTATCATGTCAGCAAAACTAGTAACTCTATTTACTAAAGAATCAATTCT